TCAACAAGCTCGACGGGCTGTATCCGCACCGCTGGCGCTCGGCCTTCGCGAATCAGCACGCTATCGCGAACTGGCGCCAAGCCTGGGCGGAAGGCTTCGCCGAGGAAGGCGTGACAATGGCAGAGATCAAGCGCGGCATTGCCGAGTGTCGGCGGATGTTCGACTGGCCACCGTCGTTCGCTGAGTTCGTCAAGGTCTGCCGCCCGGCCCTCGACTACGAGCGCGCCTTCATCGAGGCGATCGAGCAGATGCGCAAGCGCGAAACCGGAGCCGACACTTGGAGCTTACCGGCGATTTATTGGGCCGCTGTGAAGCTCGGGTCAGACCTTTCGGCTCATCCCTACCCGGCGATCAAAGGCCGCTGGATGGCAGCGCTAGACGATGCGATCGAGGGCATCCGCACCGGCAAGCTGCCGGCCGCCGTTCCGCAGCGCCGTGAAGCGCTTCCCGCCCCCGGTCAGTGCAGTGTCCCGCCCGATGTCGCAAAGCAGCGGATAGCGAGCATGCGCGACATGCTGGCCCGAAAAATGACAATGCAGTGACCGATGTGCGGAGCGAAACCATGCGAGAAAAAGAGCTGCACGTGGTCGGAAACCCATCGGCGCGAATGCGAGGCGAGATGGTTGATTCGGAAACCATCGGACGAGAGAAAATCGTTTTACGCCCAGGTGCTGAAGAGCCGAGGACAGAAGGCGCTCGACGAGCTGCGCGCCGAGGTAAATCGACAATGGGCCATGCGCTCACGGCAGCCGGCTGGTTCTGGCTCGGCTACGCAGTCGGGCTTGTTCTGATCGTGCTGGAGGTGGCGAAATGGTGACGATGAACGCTGCCGAGTCGCGCGCGGGCGCGCATTTGGGGCAGTGCATCGAGGCGACTGGCTCGCTCAATGCGCACGGCTACGGTCATGTCAGGTACGAAGGCAAGGTCGTCCGAGCGCACCGCCTCGCCTATGCCCAGGCGCACGGTCTGACGCTGGAGGACATCGCCGGGCGCATCGTCCGGCATGCCTGCGACAACCCGGCGTGCATCAATCCCGCGCATCTGGTGCTCGGCACCCACACCGACAACATGCGCGACATGGCGGAACGTGGCCGCAACCGTCAGCCGAAGGGGATCAGGAACGCGAAGTCGAAGCTCTCTGATGCCGATGTGATCGAAATTCGTCGCCGCGCTGCTGCCGGCGAGACGAACAAGGCCATCGCGAAGGACTACGGCATCGCGCCGTCTCAGATCAGCCGCATCCACACCCGGAAGACATGGGGGCACCTGGCATGACGATCACCCTGACCCTTCCGTATCCGATCAGCGCCAATCGGTACTGGCGAAGCCGTGCCGTCAAGGGCGTCTCCATGACCTACGTCAGCCCCGAGGCGAGGGCGTACAAGCAGCAAGTCGCATGGCTGGCGAAGGCGGCCGGCGTGCGGCAACCGATCAGCGGGCGCGTGTGCGTGAGCTATGTCCTGTACCCGAAGCGCCCGCAGGACTGGGCGAAGCGCGCCGAGAAAGACCCGCTCGGGTGGGACGATACCGTCGCCTGTCTCGACCTCGACAACGCGCAGAAGGTGCTCTTCGACGCGCTCAAGGGCGTGGTGATCGAGGACGACAAGTGGGTGCGCCGCATCGAGGCCGAGCGCGCCGAGCCGGACGGCGAAGCCCGCCTCGTCGTGACCATCACGCCGCTTGCCGTCATCACCCCGCAGGCCTCGCTGCTCTGACGCCGATGCAGCAGGCAGCCGCGACGGAAATCCGAATCGACTGGTTTCAGGTTATCAACGACCTGGGCCGGCGCGGATTTCCGTCGCAACTGATCGCCGACTCGATCGGCGTCGCGAAGTCGACATTGCTCGGCTGGAAGCAGGGGGCGGAACCGAAGCACGGCGACGGCGAGCGCCTGATCGCCTTCTGGTGCCGCGTCATGGAGCGCCAGCGCGATGCCTTGCCGATGGTGAGCGCCGATGCCTGGTGGGCCTACCACTCGACGCGCGTGCGCTGAGCAGTGACGACCGATGTCGACGTAGGGGCGAGAAGAAGGTCGGGAACCCGACCGCGTATTAACAAGATACTTGGCGCATTGGCCATGATTGTCAATGTCATCAACCAGGACTACGGAGACACGATGCACAATCGCCGACTGACCACGGCTGGCGTGTGGGCTGACGACAGCCAGATCGACTATCTGTCGATCCAGCGCGGGCCCATGGTTCCTGGGGGCGTCTTGTTCGTTCGTGTGTCGTCTCGGTGAGTTGTAACGACGTGAGTTTTCATCCTTGCAGTCTGAAGGCTCAGTTGTTGGCAATCTCCGGCACGCATCGTCCGGCGGAGAGGGGCGTCGAGCTGATTTTTATTTCGCAGTCTCCGTCCATATGGCGGGTGCTGGATTACCTTCGATCTGAGCGTGTCTTTCGTCGGCAGCGTGACATCCGCCTGGCCCTCAACATGAGCCACCCTTCGGCAGCGTGGGCGCTCCAGTGTTTGAGGCGGTGGAATATGGTCGAGGTTGAGAAGGACTTGACGCGGAACCCCCGGTACATGCGGTATAGGGCAAAAGCATGAGCAGGTTCAGCGAGTACGGATTGACTCCGCAGCAGGAGGCGTTCGCTGTGGCTGTGTCGTCCGGGCTGAGCCTGTCTGATGCGTACAGGAAGGCGTACCCGCGGTCTGTGAATTGGAAGCAAGAGACTGTTCACGAAAAAGCCAGCAGGTTAGCGTCTAATGCCAAGGTTTCGGCAAGGATCGCACAGCTTCGGGCAGCGGTCGAAAAAGCTTCGGTGATCGAGGCAGCAAGGGTATTGGGTGAAGTTGCTCGGTTGGCGCTCTCGGACATCGGAATGGTATGGAACGAGAAGGAGAATCGGATAAAGCTGCCCAACGAGCTTGATCCGGAGACGCGCGCCGCCGTCGCCTCGTTCGAGATGGATAAGGACGGGATGATCAAGTACCGCTTCTGGGACAAGAACGCGGCGATCGAAAAGATCATGAAGCACCTTGGCCTGTACGAGAAGAACAACGACCAGAAGAACGACCCCTACAAGGAGCTTCTGGCGTCGTTGAGCGGGCGCGTGTTCATGCCTCGAGAGGACAATGGGCATAGGGTGGTTGGAACTTTCGACCATGAAGATGGCGATGATCGACAGTGACGCATTGGCTTGCTTCTTTCTTTGGGTATCGGATAGTCCACAACGAAACTAAACGGATGCGGACAGCCATCACTATCCACTGGATACAATCCCATACGACATCTACAAGGATGACAAGAACGAACGGTCAGACGCATGACCACTACGTTTTCCAGTCCGTAGCTCCTCGACCGCGCCATGATCACTATGACCGATGTCCAACCGGATTTTACGGCGTGGGTAATACCGCCGTCGCACGTCCTGGGTGAATGTCGATGGTGAATGAACAACTCGGAGAACGCGATCAGGTCATCCAGCTACTGGAAGACCCGGATAGACGGATATCCTATCTGTACAAGATAATCTCGAAGGGAGATGGAGACGAAGAGCTGGTTGTCCCCTTTTTTCCAAACTCGGTTCAGAAGCAGCTGATCTATCGTCTATGGAACAGGAACCTCGTGCTCAAGGTGCGACAGAGGGGAATCACTACCCTGATTGCAATCCTGTGGCTGGACACTGCTCTATTCAGCCGGAGCCCAATCTACTGCGCAATCATTGCGCACGACCGATCGTCGGCAGAAGAGATTTTTCGTACCAAGGTCGTATTCGCCTACGACCAACTCCCAGAGTTTGTGCGCCGCATGTGTCCGCTGGAAAAGAAGACGGCAACAGAGCTTGTTTTCGGGCACAACAAGGCGACGATCCGGGTCGCCACCTCCGTAAGGTCAGGGACCATCCACAGGCTGCACATCAGCGAACTGGGGAAGATAGCCGCGAAATACCCTGAGAAGGCCAAGGAAATCAGGACTGGATCGATTCCTGCCGTTCCAACGTCCGGAATCCTGGTGGTCGAGAGCACCGCCGAGGGTCAGGATGGCGTCTTCTACGACCTGGCGCAGACAGCAAAGAACCTTTCGATGACCGGGAAGCCGCTGTCCCCGAAAGACTATCGATTCCACTTTTTTTCCTGGTGGGACGCCGAAGAGTACGAGATCGATCCGGCAGGAGTGGTCATAACCGAACGTGATCACGAGTATTTCCGCCGGGTAGAGTCCATCATCGGCCGACCAATTGGACCTCGCAAGCGGGCCTGGTACGTTGCCACAAGGGATTCTGATTTCGGCGGCGAGGACCCGTTGATGTGGCAGGAATTCCCGAGCTACCCGGATGAGGCGTTCGCAGTCTCGATGGATGGGTGCTACTACGCAACGCAGCTGGCCACCGCGCGCAAGCAGGGAAGGATTATCGACAGCATCCCTGTCGTATCCGCTCCGGTCAATACGTTCTGGGACCTGGGAAAAAGCGACATGTCGAGCATCTGGTTTCACCAAAGGGTGGGGCACGAGAACCGATTCATTCGGTATTACGAGGCGAGCGGCGAGGACCTGGACCACTACGCGGCCTATATCCAGCAAACAGGCTACGTCTTTGGCACGCACTACCTTCCGCACGAAGCCAGCCACAAGAGGCTCGGAAAGGACGCAGACCACAACCAGAGCCTGCGGGAGATGTTAGAAGAACTGCTGCCGTCTCACCGGTTCGAGGTGGTGTCCCGTGTCACCGAGATGATGGCTGGCATTCAGGCAACGAGAAGGCAGTTTGCAACCTGCTTGTTCAGCAACGAGGGGTGCTCAATCGGCATTAGGCGACTGGGGGCTTATCGCAAGAAGTGGGACAAGGTTCGTGGTTGCTGGTCCAACGATCATGAGCACAATGACGACTCGCACGGGGCAGATGCGTTTCGTCAGTTTGGACAGGTGGCCGATGCGGGAGATGATTTCTCGGTCTCCACTGCTGTATCTGGTTATGGTTCAAGAAGGCGATCGCCTGCCAACTGGAGACTTTGACAGGATAACGTCTGCCGCATGTACGAAGACCAGATTAATAACTCACGTAAGGGCGACGCCGGAAACGGCGAACTGACTCTCGATGAGTACACGGGCTTCCTACGAGAGATAGGAAAACAGCCCGAGTGGAGAACCAAGGCTGATCGCGAGGCCGACTACTGCGACGGTAACCAGCTGGACGCCGAAATCCTGTCGAGAATGGAAGAGATCGGGATCCCTCCGGCCATTGAGCCGCTGATGGGTCCGGTGATCGCATCCGTTCTGGGCATGGAGATTCGTAACAGGGGCGACTGGAAGGTGTCAGCGGACTCCCAGGGGGGAGAGCAGGTAGCAGAGGCTCTCAACCACAAGCTGCATACCGCAGAGGTTCAATCCAAAGCGGACTCAGCCTGTTCTGACGCGTTCGCCTCACAGGCCAAGGTTGGTTTAGGCTGCGTCTACGTCGGTCGACAGGACGACCCTTTTCTCTACCCGTACAAGGTGGAGACGGTGCGCCGAAACGAGGTTTTCTGGGATTGGTGGGCCAAGACAGACCTTTCCGACGCCCGCTGGTTCATTCGCAGGAAGTGGGTGGATCGGAGAATCCCCGAGTTGTTGTTCCCGGATTCGGCAGATCTGATTCGTCACTCCGGTACGGCATGGGCAGATTTCTCGTTTGACACGGCATTCTCGTCCCGAGATGCCCTGGGGGAATTGTCTCCAACCCTGTACGCCGCGGCCGACCAAGAACGAAGCTTCACCGTTGAGTCATCGCAATGGCGAGACCTGCAGAACAATCGCGTTGTCCTTTCCGAGTGCTGGTATCGGAGATGGGAATGGTCGGCCGTCCTGCGCTCTCCTGATGGCCGCGTCGTCGAGTTCGACAGAAAAAACCCGGCGCATGTGATGGCCGTTTCGGCAGGAATGCTCGTTCCGGAGAAGGCGATCGTTTCTCGCGTTCGCCTTTCATGGTGGATGGGTCCGCACAAGCTGGCAGACAATCCGCACAAGAGCAAGAAGTTTCCTTACGTACTCTTCTGGGGATACCGCGAAGACCGAACGTTCGCTCCGTATGGACTGGCGCGAGCGATGATTTACCTGCAGGACCAGGTTAACGCGTTGCACAGCAAGTCGCAGTGGCTGCTTTCTGCTCGCCGGGTGGTACGCACCGAGGGAGCGGTTGTGGGTACCGACGAACAGTTCCGCCAGGAAGCCGCGAGACCAGACGCGGACATCAAGTTGAGCGTGAAAGCGATGCGCGATGGCGGGATATTCCGCGTCGAGAACGACCTGCAGCTGACTGAGCAGCAGTTTAATAGGCTGCAAGACTCCCGTGAGGCAATGCGCCGTGTGGTTGGGGTGTATTCAGAGTTCTCTGGCGACAACCGAAACACCACGTCCGGGGTGCAGTTCAACTCGCAGGTGGAGCAGAGCAATCAGAGCCTTTCCGACCTTCTGGACAACTTCAAGACAGCCCGGTCAGAAGTCGGTGATTTGCTGGTCGAATTGATTATCGAGGACACGATCGGAAAGGAAGAGACCGTCGTCATCGATGGGCTCGGGATCAATCCGGACAAGTCGATTTATCTCAACTCCCCGGCGATCCACGAAAGCGGAGTGCCATTCCTCAACAACGACGTGGAGCGCGTTCGCCTTAAGGTGGGAATCGACCAGATTCCGAGCGCCGTCACGTACAGGCAACAGCAGTTGGCGGCACTCAGCGAGGCGTTCAAGGTATGCCCACCGGAGTACCAGCACATCCTGCTGCCTCATATGTTGGCGCTCATGGACCTTCCCGGACAATCCTCGCTCCTGAGACAGCTGAAAGACGCTTACTCTCTGTCTTCTCCAGATCAGGTGCAGCAGCAGATCGAGGATGCCGTGGCGCAGGCTATGAAAAACGCCAAACACGACCTGGAGATGCTGAAGATCGAACAGAACAACCGGTTGATCGCTGCCCAGATTCGTAAACTCAACGCCGAGTCGGTGAACACCGGCGTAGAGGGTATGTTCAGCGCAACACAGGCGGCGAGAAACATCGCGTCGGATCCGCATCTTTCTCCGCTGGCCGACTCGATGCTGTTGAGCGTCGGTTTTCAGGATCAGGATCATCCGCCAATCATCCCCGGTGTTCCCGCAGGAACAGTGTCTCCGCCCCCTGCGAGAAACACAGATCCGATTACCCCGACTAATCCCGATGTCGGTATGGATACCGGAGTCCGCGGGGGAGACGCCCCATACACAGGAGGACCACAGCCATGAGTAACGCCATTGCGGTAAGCAGATCAGCCACTCGATACGGTCCCGTCACGAAAAGCGACACCACCGTTCTGCAGTTCAAGCGAATCTATGTCGGTGGTGCGGGGAATGTCGTCGTTCTCCAGGCTGGCCTGGACCAGGCCCCGGTGACTTTTACTGCCGTTCCGGCCGGCACACAACTCGAAGTGTCCGGGACCCAGATCATGCAGGCCACTACCGCAACGAACATGGTGTGGATGGACTGGTAGAAGCAGTTCCTATCATGACAGCACCCCAGATAAAGTGTAGTCGCTGGATCGTGTGGCGGACGGGAACAGACCGCTATCGATAATACTGCCGTGAGGCAACATTTTCCCGCAGATGGACGCTCTTCTATATGAGAGCGATTTTGCAACATCGGCAATTTCTGGCGCTGTTCGTGGCTGGATTGAGCTGTCTGGATCGTCGTGATGACGACCAACTCCTGTAATGGAGAGGTACGCAATGCATAAAGACCTGCAATATTTTGCAGAGCATCCGGACAAGTACGATTCGTTGTCAGATGCCGATCGTGCCAACCTGATGAACGGCCATTCGATCGAGGTGAAAGACGACCCAGACACTACGACACCGGATACGACGGCAGGATCAAACGCCGACGCCCAGTCGAGTTCGAGCACGGAAGAGGATGGGAGTGCGGCGGCCACCAATGCCGATGGTTCGGACGGTAGCGCCGCCACGAAGGCTCTTGACGAGCAGCTTCAGGCGGCCAGGGAGCAGGCCCTGCACTGGCAGCAAGTGGCCGAGCAAGCTCAGGCGGACCTGGAAAAGCTCTCCGAGTCGACCACTTCAGACGGAAAAGCGGCAGCATCCAGTCAAAGCCTTTCCGAAGATATCGACGAACTGGAAGATCGTCTGGAAGACGCCAGGGAATCTGCGCTTCTCGGAGATGCGGATGCGAAGCTGGAAGTCAAGGATCTGCGTCGCCAGATTCGCGCGAAGCAAGACCAACTGACCACCGTCAGGGCGGTCGAGGCGGTACAGCAACAGGCAGAATCTGGGCGCGTCGCCGCCCTTTCGGCGGCCATCAATGCGGTGGCGGCCAAGGCGTTCTCCGACTACCCGTGGCTGGATCACAACCGACCAGAAGCCAACCAGGAGGCGATTGTCCAGGTCCGCGCCATCCGTGACCATCTGATTGACAAAGGAACGCCAGTGGACAAAGCGCTGGACGAAGCTGTCAATCGTGTGGCTGAACTGTACGGAAAGTCCGTTAAGTCAGCCTCTACCGATGCTTCTGCTCTGCAGAAGGCCGACGAGGCAATCCAGAAGGCAAGGGCGAAGGTGCCTTCGAGCCTGTCGTCCGTGCCGTCTTCTTTCGCCGTTCCTGCGGACGAGATCGAGGCGCTTCGCTCGCTTTCTCCTACGCAGCTGCAACTCCGAATCGCCGAGATGTCCCGGGATGAGATCGACAAAATCCTGACGAAAATCGTGTAGGCGAATCTCGCCATTGCGTCGTGACGACGCTCCAGTCCTCATACAGGAGAATAAACAATGTCTCAGACCGTAATCTCTTACGGGTCAAACCAGGATGTAAGAATCTTCTCGGCGATGTTGTTCGCGATGAACATGCAGCGTCCGACAGGAATTGGCCGCATGGCCGGAAAGATGGAGCGGCAAGCTGACGCCGAGGGCAATATCCGAATGGTGTCCACTAATCGAAAGCCGGTCATTCGTGTGCAGGAACTGACGAAGACGGCCGGCGACGAAGTGAGCTTCGACCTCGTGAACCCCATGAAGGCCGTGCCCATCATGGGCGGGGCGTGGGCTGAAGGCAAGGGCGCCAAGATGACCTTCAGCAACGACAAGCTGCGCCTCAACCAGGCTCGTATTCCGATCTCCGCCGGCGATACGATGTCGCAGCAGCGCACCAGGCACACCCTGCGATCGCTGGCGAAAGCGCAGGCAGAGTCGATCATGCTACGGTTCTCTGACCAGGCAGAACTGGTGCATCTGGCCGGCGCCAGAGGATTCGACGACAACATTGAATGGACCATCCCGCTGGCTTCCGATCCGCGTTTCGCCGATGTGATGGTGAACACTGTGCGCGCGCCGACCCGTAACCGCCACTTCAGGGCCAGCGCCGGCACGATTACGCCGATGGCGGCATCTGCCGGAAACATCACGATCAGCTCCACGGACGTGATGAACACCGACGTGGTGGATTCGCTGGCCACCCTGCTCGAACGTATGCCGCTCCCGCCGCCCGGTGTGCAGTTCGAGAACGACCAGATGGCCAACGACAGCCCGGTCCGTGTGCTCTTGGTGTCTGCCGAGCAATACACCAGCTTCCTGCAGTCAACCAACTTCCGAACCCTGCAGGCGAACGCGATGGCGCGGGCGCAGATGGCGAAGAATCACCCGGTTTTCATGGGCGACGCGCTGCTGTGGCGCGGCATTCTGATCTTGAAGATGCCGAAGCCGATTCGGTTCTTCGCAAGCAACGCGCTCAACTGGTGCCCGAGCACCACGTCGAACGCTGAAACGACGACCGACATCGTTCCGGCGGCGTTCAGCACGACCTATGCCGTCGATCGCGCGATTCTGCTCGGCGGCCAGGCGCTGGCCGAGGGGTTCGGGAAGGCGATGCAAAGTGGAGCCTCTTTCTTCTGGTCCGAGAAGGAACTGGACCACGGAGACAAGATGGAGTATCTCATTGGAGAAGTCGCCGGCCGGTCGAAAATCCAGTTCCTCGTCGACTTCGGAGACACCCAGCAGTACACCGACTATGGCGTCATTGCGATCGACACCGCTGTGCGCCTGGCTGGCATCTAATCCAACAGGCAGCTAATACACAAAGGAGCAGATCACTATGGCCACTGTCACCAAAAGGAACATTCGCTTCGATCTCCAGCAGACCGCACCCTACGGAAACGGCTGGTCGAGCGTTTACACCTACGAGACCAACGCCTCTGGGGTCGCCATCAACTCCGACCAGGCGACCGCCGTTCAGGTTGGAGACGTTGTTCGGTTAGGAGTTATTCCCGCCGGCGTCACGATCTACAGTGCAACGGCGATCATGAAGGCGTTCACCGCGGCAACGACCTGCAAGGTGGGATTCCAGTATGTGGACGGCGTGGATTCAGTCGCCGTTCCTCAGCGGGACGATTACTTCCTGACGGCAGGTACGTCCACTGCAACGGCGGCTCGCATCGAAATGAACAACACCGCCTCGTATGCAAGACCTATCACCTTGCCGAAGGATGCCTACGTGATCCTCACGCGGGCCGGTGCGGCGGATGCTTCGGCGTCGACTCTCGATCTCGTTGTTCGAGGATTCCAGACGGGCGTCAACTAATCGACTTCGAAGACCGACTTCTAAGAAGAAGGCGGAAAAGGGGATGGTGCTGTCGGTCCATTGTTGTCGGAAGGAGATTGCGTGAAACGAGTTGTCTTCATCTTCCCTCGGGACGAGCACAAGGACACTTTATACGGCACCGGGCACTGGTCCTTCGGGCAAGCCAAAGAGGTGGACGAACTCACGGCCGCCCGGTTGCTGCGTCACCCGGACACGTACCGTGAGGCTGGCCATGAGGACGCCGAACCGACCGAAACTATCGAGGTGGGCCCACCAGAGAAAAAGACTCAGGAGGACGAAGATCGAGAGAGGGTTCAGGATGTTCTCGACTCGCTGCGGACGATGGACAAAGAATCCCTCCGGCTTTTCTCTGAGCGCAATTTTCAGCTGAAGATCGACGGACGCAAGTCGGAAGAGTCGATTCGCTCCGATGTGGAACGGATGATCCACCAATACGGGATGCCTGAGTGAATCTCTGTAGCCTCGTAGACGGGTTCCTGGCCGACGAAGGCAACCGCCCGTCGCCTGCCGCATGGCTTCGCAAGGATCTTGTGCGCTGGTTCAACGAGGCGGAAGACGAGGCTGCGACACGGTCACAACTGATCCGTAAAACGATTCCATTCCAGATTTCTTCTGGAGACAATGAGATCGCGCTTCCATCGGAAGTGTTCGAGGTGCAGACAGCCAGAATCGTTATGAATGGCATTACCTATTGGCTTTCCCCTTCGGATATCCACGAGCAGGATCGTAAATTCCGTGACTGGCGGGATACCACGGACATTCCATCGGCGTTTATCCATCTGGACTCTTCCATCCTTTTGAATCGTAAGTGGCCTGAATTTACGGGAGCGGAATTGCTACTGGAGTGCTTCTGCCTGCCGTCCAGCCCGATGGAGCAAAACGAGGATGAGCCAGAAATCTCCTCCATTCACCATCGGAGGCTGGCTGGATGGGTGAGATACAGGGCCTACTCTGTTCCAGACGCCGACTTCGGTGACCAGAAAAAAGCGGCGCAGGGTCTGCAAGATTTCACCGACTACTTCGGTGAGAGGCCGATGGCGAATGGGAACAGAGACAACAACGCCAACCGGCCGCATCGGGTGAAATGTTGGTGATCCACTGATGAGAAAGAGACACCTGCCCACGCTCAAGCTGCAAGCGCGTTACCTGTGACGATGCGTTTTCGATGATCACGAAAAACCTGTCCATCATCGCCGGGCATACCTACAGAGAGGTGATCCGCTGGGAGACGGAGCCGATCGTACGCAAGCCGATTTCCGGCATTTCCACCACGACCGGAGCACCTCGTATCACGTTGATCGGACACGGGATTCTAGACGAGTGGCGGGTGGCGATCACGGGATGCAAGGGAATGACGGAGATCAATGCCGATGATCAGGAACGCCCAGGAAACGCGGACTATCACAAGGCCACCGTTATAGACAATGACACGATCGAGTTGAATGACCTCAGCGCCGGTGGATACAGGCCTTGGACAAGCGGAGGATTCGTGCAGTGGAATTCCCCTGCCACGCTCTCCGGATTTTCTGCGCGCCTGAGGGTCAAGGACAGACCGGATGGCGCTTTGCTCGCGTCAAACCTCGTGGCGGATTCTCCGTTGAACACGCTTTCGGTGGACATCGATACGACGCGACACACTATCACGATAATGTTTTCATCAATGGCAACCGCTTCACTGGCAGGGAAGTACGGCGTGTATGACCTGGAGTTGGTCAGTGGCGACGAAACGCCAGTTGTCACGCAACTGGTATCCGGGCGCATCAGGATAGAACGCGAATGATGCTAACTGGTAAATATATTTCACTCAGCAAGGAAACAAAATGAAAATACTTTTCTCACGGATTTCTTATCTCTTTACGATTTGTCTTCTGGTCTCTTGCAGTTTTGCATACGCCGGTTCGTTAACCGACTACGCGGAAAATAAGTTGATTGACTATCTTTTCCGAGGGCAGGTGAGCGGATCGCCGGGCACATGGTACGTCTCCCTTTATACGACGTGCCCAACCGATTCCAGCGCCGGGACAGAAGTAGCGAACGCCAACGGCTATGCCCGCGTGTCGGTCGGCGCCAATGCGCTGACCAACTGGGCGAGCACACAGGGTAACACAGGCGTTTCTTCCGGAACGGGTGGGCAGACAAGCAATCTTGCCGCGATAAACTTCGCGACCGCCACGGGCGCTTGGGGAACGATAAACTGCTGGGGTCTCGTCGATTCAGGAACCTATGGCGGTGGGAATCTGTGGGTTTATGCCCCTGTGACCACCCCTCCGACGATTACCAGCGGTGCCACGGCAAGCTTTGCTATCGGTGCACTGACCGTTCAGATTGACAACTAGGAGATTTTCATGACCCCGCAGCAACTTTCCACCCTGAAATCAGCCATCATCGCCGACCCTGTAGCCGGCCCAATCCGTCTTTCCGGAGACACTTACTCACTGATCGCCTGGTGCAACGGTGCTTCGACGACCAGCGCCTGGCGCACCGAAGTCAGCGGAGATGAAATATACAACGCGCACAAGCCGATGGAGTACATCGCCCGATCGGTGGCCGAACGGCAAGCTTTCGATCTGATGGTCTGCAACGGGAGAATGCATGATTTCACTGTAGCCGCCAAACGAAACGGGGTGGCCGACATCTTCAGCGGGACGACGAACAACAGTAGCCGCGCACTGATCTTTTCCGCAGCGCAGGAGTTCGCCAGCAACGCCCAACTCGTTCTTGGAGGCGTCAATGTCTCGGTCGGCGGGAATGCCAACATGAGCGAGACGGTGACGGCGTACAAGCGCAACTGGACGGGTAAGGTCACGCAGGATGACGCGAACAGGCTGGTTGCCTGATGCCGGGAGACATCCGATCTAAAGAGCGCGGCATCGTCACGTTGACCACCAGCGGGGCGAGTCTATCTACCGGAAGCGCCGGAGCAGCGAATGGAACTGCCGACTTCGATGCGCGCTCTACCGGAAACTTCCCGGACGATCTGCAGGCGCAGTTCGAACTGGTTTGCCAGTGGGCGACGGTGACCAGCATCGTGGCCGGGACAATCGCCGCCGAGCTTTACCTGGTTCCCCTTCTCGACGGTACGAATCCACCCGACATCGATCTGTCCGTTGGATCTAGCCGCTTGCCGTATGCCTGTTTCGCAGGCGTTTTCGAGTGCCAGAAGGCTCCGACGGCGAACACTAGCATGCGTTTCGTGACCGGAAACATCGCCTTCAACCCGCTGCTTCTGCGTCCCTACATCATTAATCGATCCGGGCAGGCGATCAGCGCCAACTGGTCGCTAAGGGCAGTTTCCGTACAGGCTCAGTACACCTGATGAGCCAGATTGTGCTTCCTGGAGGACTGCGAGAGCAGCCACGCGGTCCGGCAAGCATCAATCGACAGAACCCAATCGGCGCGGCGCTCGACCATGTTTGGATCGGCAACGATTTGTCAGGCAGGGACGTTGCCGGCGGTCTGATCGTACCCCCTTTGGCTGGGTCGGCGCTGAAGGCCGGTACGATGGGCCTAGCGCTGACGAATACCGGGGCCACGGGAACGCCTGTAGACGTGCCGGCTATTGCCGGATACCCGTATATTCAGGTCGCGGTTGGGTATTTCCTGTCGGCGGCAAGTAACTTTGTCATATCCGATATCGGAAGTTCAGCATCGGGAAATTATTCAAGAATTCAGCTAAATTCCTCGTCAGTCGTGGCGGCTTCTATCCGTTTCAATTTCGGAACCACGCGATCGGTAACCATCAGCCAGGGATCAGTATCCACGGGAAGGTTGTTGTGCGCCATTCTGCAGGTGTTCTCAGAGACTGATTACCGGTTCTATGTTAACGGGTTGCAGGGAAACGGCAGTCTGACACTGGGAAGCTACGCGCCGCTCAACAAGATGATGCCGCTGGGTGGCACTCTCAATGGCGGCATTTATCTGACCGGTTACGGTGCAGGACGGACGATAAGCGATGAGTTGGCGCAGTGGATAACCAAGAATCCATCTCTGATCTGGGATATATTCAGAGTGCCAGGACAGTCGCCATCGTTGGCGGCTGGATTTTCAAGCCTGTCGTTCGGACTATCCGGAAGTGCACAGGCGATCGCCAGCGCATACGGTGCTTTGGCCGTGGCCATTCCGATCTCCGGTGCATCGATAGGCGTCGCTTCGTCCAGCGGGGCGCTCTCGATCGCCATTCCGCTCTCTGGCGTTGCTGCAGGACTTGCATCGGCAAGCGGAGTGGTATCCCTTGGAGTCGCCATTTCAGGAACCGCGTTGTCCAGCGTGTCCGCTTCCGGACAGATGAAGATCGCAATCGCTCTTTCGGGTGCGGCGATTGCTCAAGCTGTGGCATCGGGATCTCTTGGCGTCTCGTCAGGCGCAGGGCTTTCTGGCGCGGCATACGCACAGGCAAGCGCCGGCGGCGCGTTGTCGATGGCGATTCCTATGGCGGGTGCTGCGCAGGTACACGCCGGGTCGACCGGAAACCTGACGACCGGCAATAGCGTTTCCCTGTCCGGAACCGCAGTGGCGGTGTCCGCGGCCTATGGAACGCTGACCGTCGCCATACGTCTATCCGGGTCCGCAATGGCGCAAGCTGTCGCCTTGGGTGGAATGCGCATTCAGATTCCACTTTCCGGGGCGGCAGTCGTAAGCGCAATATCCTCAGGCGCCCTGTCATCCGGTGTCGCTGTTTCCGAGGTTATCCATGCCGCGCTCGACCGGACATTTGTTTTCACACGCACACCGCGATTTTCTGTGTTTACCCGCCAGAACCGCACCATTGTGGCGCGACGAGGAAGGACAACGACGATCATGCGCGGATAGGCGGATCCTATTTCCAACCCGTTTGTTTCCAGACTCAAAGTCAGAGCACAGGAGAGTCCAGGGGACAACGTCGACGGAGCAGGCATGGGAAAAATTCGGAAAATATCTATCGGACCGTGGCCGAACGGAATCAACAACACCAGCAGGGACTATCGTCTGCCTGCCGGCGCGTTACTCGATGCGCTCAATGTTGACATCGCCGAAAACGGCGACGCGGTCATCCGTCCAGGGTACGGTGAAGCTATTCCGGTCAATGGCGGACACAGCTTGTCTAACCAGGGCAGCAAAGTGCTGGTTGGCCTTGGAACGACGTTGGCCGCGATCACCGGAATCGATCCATTGATGACTACGACGCTGCGCACTGGACTGTCGCCGCTGCCGATCTCCTACGCCGAACTGGCTGGAGAGGTATGGTGGAGCAACGGTGTCGAGTGTGGCCGATGCAATGCGGACAACAGCGACCATCCGTGGGCCGTTCCGACTCCGGCGGATATTCCGCTCGTGTTCGCGGGCATGGGCACCTTGCCTGCGGGGCGTTACCGTGTGGCCCTCGCGCACACCATGGCCGACGGTGAGGAATCCGCGGCCTCGGCGATCTATTCCTGCAGCCTGGCGTCCGCTGGCGCTCTGACGGTGAACCTGCCGACCGCCAAGACCGGGGTAGCCAATTTCGTGGTCTATTGCACTTCGGCGGATGGGCAGGTTCTGCAGCGGGCAGCGACTGTGCCCGCGACCACGACGAGCGTCACGATTTCAGCCAACCCGACAGGCAGACAACTCGGGGAGCGGGCGTTTCTGGCACCGCTTCCGGCGGGGGAAGCCATCGCCTTCCACAACGGGCGCCTGCTTTCGGCCAAGGGAGACACGCTCTACTACTCGGACGTTTACGACTTCGGACTGTACAACCCGGCGAAGGGGTATATACGCCTTCCTGGGACGATAAGCATCGTTGCGCCATGCGAAAACGGGGTATTCGTCGTGGCCGACAAGACCTATTGGTACGCAGGAACGGACATCGCTCAAGCGGAGGTATTCGAGCGCCTGCCGAGCGGAGCGGTCAAGGGAACGGCGTTTACCAATCCACTGACCAAGGGAGTCGGCTGGTTTGGCGCGGATGGGTTTGTTATCGGTGCTTCCGACGGATCCGTATCGCTGCCGCAGAGGGACAAGGGGGGATTCAACGCACCGCAGGCAGCGAGCGGGCATACGCTGGTACGCAACGAGTTAGGCAGAATTCATCTGATCTGTCGCTTGGACGATACCGCCGCGTACCGACAGGATGTGTCGGAAGACTTCACCGAGGCTCTTCTGCTCCATGACGACGACTCCTCGACGGTGGCCTGGAACTTACTGTCACAGGCCGGAACCAGCCGGTACGCTAACTGGGGTTTCAACTCGACGGCGAAAATTGGCAACGCCTACTACGGTATGGACGCAACCGGTCTGAGAAAGTTGAGTGGACCGGACGACGCAGGATCGCCAATCGTTGCGGCCGTGCATCTTGGTCGCATTGGGTTTGGGTCGTCGGCATTGAAGACTCCAGTGAATGCCTACGTCGACGGAAAGGCGTCCGCGCCCATGGTCGTGTCAATCACGACATCGTCAGGGAATACTTACGATTATCCGGCTCGGTCGTTTAGCGAGGAGGCTCGCGTGCAGAGACACGATTTTGGACGCGGTTTGCGCGATACCTGGTTCGGCGTGTCGATCGGAAACAGCGACGGGAGCAGCCTGGAGGTATCGAATGCCATCGTTCTCGTGGCGGATTACGCACGGTCGATATGAGCGGTTGGATTCTTCCTCTCGGGCCGTTCGATCCGCTGCCGCAGCGCGACGCCGAAACCGATGGCAAGGCGCTTGAACGGTCGATGACGGCGTCCGCAGGAGGATACAGCGGTATAAAAACCGTCGAGTGGCAAAACGCGGACGGGTCGGTAACAAAATTGAGAACCCGGTTTGGACATCCCGTGTTCGAAACATCCGAACCCGTCAAGAAGAGTACGCCAGCGCAGGAAACCGTTCTTCGAGGATTCGTTGCGAAGATTGCTTCTCGAACGATCCTGTTCGACCCTTACACCTTATCTGTCCTTAAAACGCCTTTCCCCATAGGCGGCAGGCTTTACTCCGTAATGGACTTCGCAACGGCATGGAATGTCCAAAGCACGGATAACACGCATTGGTTCGATGTCGTCCTGTTCGATGGAACAACCATCAAAGTCAATGCGAAGGTCATGCCAAGCCTGCTGATCACAGCGGATCACGGATTCCCTGCAATTCCATACGTCATCAATCGGAACAACATCACGGACCAATACGGATCATCCGCGCTCAATTCGACGGAGAAAAGAGTGTTTGCCGTTGGAAGAGACAGCGTCAAATCGTGGGGCGGTGGTTCTGTAACTGAACTTCTCACCCCATCGTCTGTGAGAACCGCAGGGAAGGCCATGACGATCGGTCAGAGAATCGACCGATCGACAGACGCGGCTTGGCTCGGGCAGATCTATTTTACCGGGCAATCCTGGGACGATGACTCCGGCGCCTGGGCGTTTTCCGACGCCCGGGTGCAAATGCTGCTGTCCGGCCCGTATCTCAGCCGTATATCCAGCGCGCCGTCCGTTGACCTGCCGCCAGCCACCTTGCCGACGACCGGTCAAAACAGTAGCGGCAGCATCAATACGGCGATTACCCTGCCGGAAACAGCCGTCGGATTGATCGGCATTGCGGAAGTCGAGAGTGTGGCCAACGTCTGGAGCAATAATAACGCAAGTGTCGTCTGGCCCTACCGGCAGACCTACAACCGCCAGTTGGCCGGGCATACCACAGGATCGTATACGCGCAAAACGTTTTCCGCTAGCCAGACGGCAGCCAGTATCCAGGCGGGTATCACACTATCCTATGCGGCGACCAATAGCCGGCGCTTTGACGACCGCGCCGAAGGCACGGTCGTCGACACGCAAACCCTACAAACGGGAGTAACCGACAATGCACCGGGGAGCGGTGGAGAATATTTGCTAGGCAACGAGTCAAACACACTCAAATGGTCCTCAGGGATCACTCCGTCATCGATCGGATCGGCGCGCGGCGTGTCGTCGATTTATGTGCCTAGCAGCGCCATATCTGGGACCAATGTCAACCGCATCGACGAGTCGCAGTTTTTGACGGCAAGTGTCTCGATCAACGGTGACGATCTGGTCAACGTGGTTTTGTCCGACGCGCTCAGCAGCGGGCCGCTGCCCGTTATTGCCGCCGACAACAGCTACTATCTCACTTACCTGGCTAACCCCTATGGGTGGGTTCACAGCAGCAATGGCATGGGAATCAGTCTCGATGTCCGGTTGCGGGAGGCACCTACCCTGAGCTACTACAAAAATCCATCGGGATATTTTTCGCAGATGCCCTCCGGCGCGGTCGCTGAAATCCAGTCGGCTTTCGACGCTATGCAAAATAAATATGTCGGGACGATTTGCTACGATTATGAGGGTAACGCCGGCTTTTACCACCCAAACAAATATACGGCAAGCATCTCTCAGTCAGTCACATCCGGCGCCGCATCCCTGACGTGGACAACCAAGGATTACTTGCTTTACGACACCGCAAACGACGTAAAAATCAGTATCGAGAGCACCTTTGCAGGCTCGCAAACGGCGGGCAGCAATGCCAGCGTCACAATAACGGCCTTGTTGCGCGTTAAAACGCGTTATCACAACACGACGCAAACTCTTGCCGTGCTGACGTTTACCTATGCGGATCTGTGCAAAAAATCGCAAATCGGCGCGACCGGAAAATACGCCGTTCCATCGCCAAAAATCCGCGCGATGTTTGCGCCGCTGTATCAAGAGCAGGGCAGTTTCAAGGGAGCGGCATACGTCACGCAGGCCGAAGAAACCGCAGGCGCGCTTCCGGCGCATCTTTTTCGTTTTAGGCTATTTTTGCGGATGTACGGCGATTTCGGCAGTGCCAACAGCGACAACGATTCGGGCGAAGGAGTGTACTATGTTCCTGTAAACATGTTGGAAATGCTATACAGCATAGTCTTTTCGCAAGATATGGGTGTCGGATACAGTCGCTATCCGGTGACCGCGCAAGGACGATTCGATTCCGTGCAAAACGCGCTTTTCTCGGCTCCGTTTGCCGTCAATGTCCGTGACGGAGTATCGTCATCTTGGACGGACGCATTCGGTGCCGACTTCGCGTCGGCTCAAACCGCTTCGCTGCATCGAGTTTAGGATAATCAATGACAGACATTGTTCAGTCTCCCATCGGCACCATACCGACAATATCGATAGATAGCGGAGGTTTGTTCAGCCCAGGTGCAGCCTATGCGATCGATCTAAACGCCAAAATAATAAACTCGACTTGGAACCTGGCATTGTCGAAATCCGACTCATTCGATGCCAAGCTCAACGCGCTTACAAACGACGTGACCGGTTGGCTGGTAACCCACGCGGCGGCAAACGTCAGTTCCGGTACGATATCTGCCCCCACCCCATCTGAGCCGAGCATGAGTATTGCCAATGTGTCTCCTTCGGATGTTGTCGAATCGATCAATACGCAGGTAGGTAGCGTTCTATCAGCGTTGGCTTCGAAGTTTTCATCGTTCCTCATCACGTGGTTTCCCACCGAGGCCTCAGCCTATGGCGCTGCGGAGTCATGGATTACGTCTGCAATCGAAAATACGACGAGTGGAGCGATTCCCGCGGAGATCAAATCGGCCATGCTGTCCGACGGACAGGCGAAAATCCTGGCGGATCAGACACGGGCTCTGGCGGACAACGACGAATCATGGGCGGCTCGTCGGCACGCGCTTCCCACAGGAGCGCAGCAATACCAGGCACTGAGAATCGCACATGGGGCACAGGACGCGATTGCTTCGCTCTACCGTACCATCGCTGTCAAGGACTTCGAAATGAGCTTCCAGAAGGCGATTGATGCGGTCCGCATGGCCCTGCAGAACAGACAATCCGCGTTGAATTCTGCCCTGCAGTACATGCAGGAGGCCGTCGCGGGTTATTCCGCCGGCCACCAGATCGCCGGAACGGCTTACGAGGCGCAGGCGCGGATGATCAACACGGCCGGGCAATATTTCTCATCGCGAATCAGCGCGGCCGAGTTGGCTCTCAAGGCGTCACAGGCCAATCAATCCTTGCAGCTCGAAGCGTCCAAGGCGAATCAAGCCAAAGCGCTGCAGGACATCGACAATTACATGAAGGCCTTTCTGGCGCAGGCGCAAATGTTGGCGCATCAGGTGGCTTCTATGCTCAACAACGTCCGCGCCGGCGGCAGTTCCAGCTACTCGGTCTCGACGTAAGGGGAAGCTTCTCGCATTCGCCAATCATGGTTATCTTGGTATGCAAACAAGATGATCTGAAAGGCGTTTTGCGATGGGAACTTCTTGCACGAAACATCGGCGCATGGCGGACGGGGGGATTCTGTTGGCAGATGCCGGCAAGCAGGAGACCGCCGAAGAGCTTCTGGCTAGGATGAATGCCAAGTATGGACTTGGCTATTCGCAACCTGCCGCGCCGACATCTCCTCCTCAGCAGGCACAGCCAAAACCAGCCCCTGCCCAGCAGCAGCCTGCGGCCAACACGATTCAAGACACGATCGCCAACCGCAACGCCGATCTGAAGAATATCACCAACTACGCTTCCGGCGGTGTCGCCCTTCCAAAGGGAAAAACGGTACCGATAAAGGGAAAAGGCTCCGGGATCTCCGACGACATTCCTGCCGTCGTCGCCGGACAACGGGTTCGCCTGTCCAATGGCGAGGGCGCCGCCATCCTTCCGGCAAAGACCATGAAGAACGAAGCCGCCGTCGAGGCGATAGAGTCGATCATCGAGGCGACCAACGGTAAACCTACGGTACAGCGAGAAGAATCGGCAGAGATGAAGCGCGGTGGGATTCGCAAGTGCGCTTCCGGCGGGATCATCGACGATAAAAAGAAAGTCGGTGGAACCTTGTCTCCTAGCGGTATGGATACCGCATATTCTGACAAATCGATGTATGGCAATCCGCTCTCTGGGGTTGGCGACGCACTGTCAGATTCAGCGGCAGCCGCTAATACCGGAATCAGGTTCGGCGACATTCGTTCCGCCAGAAACGAAGGTGGACAACAAGCGGTCAATCAAATTGTCGATCAGTCAGCTGCGTCAAGAAATATGCCGAACCCGACACAGTCGGATATTCGCAAGATCGAATCTTCACCGGATTTTCGTGCATCACAAATACAGGCCATGCATGCTGTTAACGGAGAAACTCCGGCAGCAATATCGGCTAAAAATTCGATCACATCCGTCATCCCAGAGTCGACAACGACGGGAAACGCCGGCAACGCACAATTCAATGCATCGAAAGGAATACTTTCCTTCACTGACAGGAATTTCGATCCAACGAAGCAAATGTTTGCGCCAGGAACCGGGGCGATCACCGATTCCGATGGGCGAACCATGGTCATTTCAGGTTCAACCCCAGTTTCATCGACACAGGGAATCACTGGCGGAATCGTCTCTTATCCTTCGTCCAACGGACAAGTAGACGCCTACGGCAACAGCACGGCGCTTACCGATAAGATGCGCGTAGAGCTGGCGAAACTTCAAGAGCAAAACGGAACATCCAATCAGGATGGACCAAAAGTGTCGATGCTCGCGCAGAATGGAATCGAAGATCGTATCAGAGATAAGACCAACATGGCGTTCCGCCAGATGGATGCTGACAGAATGTTCCGTGACTTGTCCAGTGGCGGCGGCGATGCGAGAAGCAACGCCGGAAAAATCGCCGCGCTGCAGGCATTGCAAGGATATATCCAGGCTTCTCAGTCGAATGACGCGCATCTTGCCAATACGATTCTCCATGGTCAGAACGATCTGGCGAATACGGCGCTGCGCGGAAAGAACCAGCTTGCCGATATCGGAGCAACAGGGCGAAATCAGTTGGCAATGGCCAATGCGCAGGGTCAGAACGCACTCAATATGGAGAGCGTCAAGCAGAACTCTCCGGCTCAGCTTCTGAGCACGGCGAAGACCTATGGGGAAATTGCCGACTCCGATGCCGTGCGCCTGGCGCGGGCGAATCTTGCTAATGCCGCCATGTCAGGAGATCCCGCAGCGTACAAAACAGCCCAGCAGCAGGCGATTGCCTACGGTATTCTGAAGCAGCCGGAAGAGAAGCCGGTGAAGTTCTCCGGGCACAGCAATCCTCTAGGCGGATTAGACATTGTTCAAACGGAAGGCAATGGCGCTGGGAATGCCATGCGTATCACTCCGGATGGTAAACAAACTTCAGTCAATCCTCCAGGACAGCAGCCACAGAAGTCCTTCAGCAAGGATGAAGTCGATGCCGCGATCAAGGCTGGAGCAAGCAAGGACGCTATCAAGGCCAGGATCGTTCAGCTTGGAAAGAATCCTGCTGATTATGGACTTTGATCTGATTGTCGATCACAACGCCGCTCGAGATTTAAACGGACCTATCAATGGGCGCTTTTGACGACCTGATTCCAGTTCAGCAGAAATATTCTGCTGGTGCTTTTGACGACCTGATTCCATCTTCTGTTACGCGCGCCACCCCAATGGACTACCTGCGAGGGGCGGCAGCAGGATCGAATCAGATCGTCTCCGGACTCGGTGTTCTAGCCGAAAGGGTAGGCGCCGATAAGGTAGGGAAGTCCCTGCGCGACATTGGAGACGAAGGCCAGAAATTCTGGATGGACTCCATGACGCCGGCCGGACGCACGGTGTCCAAGAACCAGGTGTTCGAGGACGATCCGAACTCGATCATCCCGAAGTTGGGCGAAACTCCCATTCAGTCCGCGCTCATGGGAGCCGCTCAGTCTGCACCATCGACTGTGGCCATGGCGATTCCTGGCGGGATCGGCGCGAACCTGCTGACGAGGGGAGCGGCAGGACTTTCGGCTCGCGGAATTGGCGGTGCGAATATGGCGCTCGCCGGCGGACTGGCGTCACCCATCACCACGTCTGCCAGGATCGCCGCTGCGGCTCCCTCTGCCCTCAGCATGGGTGCATCCGAGGGGATCGTGTCGGGCGCCATGAACGCCGCCCAGAACAAGGCGGAGATCGAGCAGGCTCCGATGGAGAAACTGAAGCAGGTCCCGCTGTACAACGAACTGACGCAGAAGCTTGGTCCGGACGGCGCGCGCGCGAAGCTTGCGGAAATGGCCGGCGACGACGTGCTATTGAAAACCGCCCTTTCCACCGGCGCGCTTGGGATCCTCACCGGCGGCGGCGCCCTGGGAGGCGCGTACCGCACCGCCACCCGTGGCGCCAAGGACGGCGTGCTCAAAGAACTCGCCAAGGAAACGGGGAACGAGGCATTCCAGGAAACCGTACAGAGCGGGCCGGAGCAGTACATCCAGAACGTTGCCAAGCGCGATTACCTCGACCCGAATCAGGACACGATGGAAGGCGTCGTGTCGCAGGCGCTCTCGGGCGGCGTCACGGGCGGCTTGATGGGCGGCGTCATGGGGGGGTCCGGCGTCGTCGCAGGCTACAAGAAACAGCAGCAGGATCAACCTCCCGCCACTTTTCAGCCAGATCCACGCCAGGATTCCGCCACTTTTCCGCCAGAGGAACAAAGTGCGCCACAAGGCCCGCTCTCCAAGGCGCTCGCATCCGGGCAGCCCATCGAACAGAACGCCGAAGTTGCGCCGGTCGGTGCGCAGCAGCAAACCACGCAAGGAGAAGCAAATGGCAGCCAGGAAGCCGCCGGCACCGCCGCCGCGGGCGCCGCGTCCGCGACCCATCCCGGGAAAGTGCTAAGCACTGAAACGCAATCATCAACCGCCCCTGCCGTGCCGGGAGAAACAATCCCGGCCGCTCCTGCCGCATCCGCCGCCACGACCACCCAGGCAGAATCGGCAGGGGCGACCCAAACCACGACATCACAGGAATCGACAGTAGATGGCTACCAAGCCGAAATCCCCGTCCCGGCAGCAACGGGACAACAAACGGAATCCGTCGCGTCTACCGGAACCGAAGATGCGGTAGATCGGACAGGAGAAACACCGAAAGCAGAAGCCGTCGCTGCGGCGGCCGTCTCCCCTGCTGCGGAAGACGATCAGGCGCATGGCAAGAAGGGCGGCGGCACCAAGGCGGCTGGATCGCACCAACAGGATGCAAACCTGCTCTCTGCGCATGCGGCTGCGCTGCGCGACAAGGCCGCGCAGGCCGTGGGCGATCGCAGGGCAAAGCTTCTCGAACTTGCCGGGCGATTGGAGTCTGCACGGGATGCCATCGTGGCTGCCAAGGGCGAGGAAGTCTCCGCAGATACGTCTTCCTTGCGCGCGCATGAGGTTCGGCTGCGGAGCGCCGCGGAATCCGCCGTGGGAGAGGCCAAGGCCAAGCTGTCGTCGCTCGCGGATAGGCTGGCGTCCGCTCGTTCGCAGATAGAGGCTCAGCAGAAGCATCCGGCAAGCGAGGAGAAACAGGCGCCCGATGTGTCACAACGAAAGGCACCGCCGGACATCAGGAAGTCGCCGCCCATCCAGCGTAGAGACGATCTGGTCGGGGCGATCATGCGCGTTACCGGCGGAACCGGGATTCACGCCAGCATGGCGCAAACCCTGATCGGGGAAAAGGCCAATCGCGCCGGCAATCTGCGTGGGCTATTCACCAAGCGCGGGCAGCAAGACATGGACGACCTAGCCATGCTGTTGCGCACGGAAGAAGGTTATGATGTTCGCGACGCTGCGCACCTTGAAGACTTGGTGCGAAATGCGGGAAACGGTAATGTCGCTGTCAGCATGGAGCGCCAGCACGCGGACGCGGACAAGGCAGCGCTGGAGAAATATAAGCATGATATCAAGGTGCGCGCTCTGGCGCTCGGCATCAAGGTGCCCTTCCGCAAGTTCGATGAAGTCGAGCGCGATGTTCTGGGCGCGGAACAGAAAGCCGCCAATAGGGAAGCGGACGAAGAGCGCCGAGCAATCCAGGAGGAGTCTGAGGCTGACGAAGCTTACAATGCATTCCTTGAATTCATCAGTCAGGAAGACCATCCTGAAGTCAACTTCGAGGACTACACCAGTGAAGAAGAGCTCGCCAGAATCCTTGCCACCCCGATTACTGATTCCATTACGGAGAATGGCGCACTCACTGCAGAAGCTTTCTCCGGAGAAGCGCAAGGAAGTGATCGACAGGATGGTGGCGCACCAAAAGGCGCTGGAGGAACAGAAGAAGGTCTGAATGGATCGGAAAATTCGCGACCATCCCTGACCTCTTCCTCATTCGTCAAGGCCCCGGATGGATCGATCGACTTCGGGGAAATTACGGGCGAACAGGCCAAAGCCGTTGAGCCTGCAAAGTACAAAGGTCCGGATGACGTATCGACTCGCGCCGGCCAGATGGAACTTGCCAATCGCGCAGGAACAATCGCTACGCTCAAGGCAATGAATGAGCAGCTTCGCAAAATTGCTCCCGATGAGGCATGGGCAGATAGCAACATCGAGGATGCTCAAAACCTTGATGCGCTACGCGACCAGATAAGCCAGGCGATTGTTGATGCACAGCGTGGAAAGCCAATTGAAAACGCACTTCGCAAAGAACTGGAAGAACTATCCGGCCAAGAATTAAAAGATGTATTCAGCAAGTTGAATCTTGCTGGAAAGCTGATGGCTTACGAAGA